AGAGTTCACCAAGGTTTTGACCACCAGGCAGGGTAGTGATTTCTGTTCCGCGACCACCTTCACGACGAGGTAACCAGAAGTCTTCCAACATGGACATGTACTTCTTATCGTCACGCATCTCACCAGTGTTAGAATCATACACCAGTTTATTGCGATAGCGAGACATTACATCGCGCAAGTATTGTTCTGCTTTAATCTTAGGCAGATTACCGACATCAATGTAAAAAATTCTACGCTCAGGTGCGCGTGATAATCTATAGATGACCAGAGAATCCTCAATCATTCTAAGTTGATTGAGTGCCTTAATTGCCTTCTGCAGATAGGAAAGAACGGTTCCTTTATTCCTATCTACTAAACCAGAAGTGCAGTATGCAATAGACTCTCTAGAGAACTTAACACCTTTCATTGCCTGACTAGTGCCAGGTTGTCCAATATTTACAGGATATTTGGGACTTGGTGTATACAGAAAATACTCTTCGATTTCTGGGAAATATACTTTGTCAGTCTCGTGGACATTTGCAGTATTGAAGATGTTACCCTTATCGTCTTTCTTTTTCTCTTTGCGTATATAACGCATTTTAACGGGATCAATATACCTCAGTTCCTGAATACCATCTGCGGGATTCTTAATGTCAATAACTTTGTTGTAGTATAATCTACCGTCTACATACCAGTTCTTAAAGATTTCGTGAGCTTTAGTGTCAAAGTCTAAAAGATCTTTGATGTGCTTAAACTCATCTCTGATAATATTTTTAATACCATCAGATGCTCTAAGATTCTCAAGGTCAATCTCTACAGGAGAATCGTTAGTATCTGATACAATTGCCTCGTTTACAATATCTTCTACCGCATTGTCCACCTCTGGGTGGAGTGCCATCTCTCTATATTTTTTAATCGCCTGGTGCTCAGTCTTATAGATCCCTTCTAGATCGAGAACCTGACTAGAAAACCCGCTAGAAACATAATAATCAACCCCGTCCTCTCCTGTTTGAGGGACGGGGGATACCACACCTTTCGGTGTATCATCATTATCTTCAATTGAGAAACCAAAAAGACGAGCCATTATTATGGATGAGTACCTGATATGATACTATTTATCAGGATACCGCACCACCGTTTCCGTCAGCTTCCCACCACTGGACCTGCAGGGTTACAGTGAATTCCTCAACAGCATCGCTCTGATCGTAAGAAAGATCGATCTGAGAAACATTTGTTGGGAATACGCTGTAGAACTTGTAAGTTCTCAGGATAGGAAGATTTTGGTCAGATGACTGCGAACCAGCAGCAACAGGTGCTCTGCCTAATTGATAGACATATGCATCTCTGGTATAATCTTCTGGGTTAACATTACCAGCGTTGTCAGAGACTTTCGACATGCTGTTCATCCATCTCTCGAAGGAAGAACGGATAGCAAAGTCGGTGTCATTGATAACGGTAATGGTCCACTCGTCGAAGGTTCTATCGCCAGCAATTTTAAGTTGGCGACCTCTGAAAGGAACCGTGATGGGGGCAATGTTAGATGCAGGAAGTGCAGCTGCCTTGACCAGGAATCTGGACTTAGCATCGATGTCACTTACATCAGAATCTACTACACCATCGGGGAACGCCAAGACCACCTCAAAGAGGTTAGGTCTTGCGATACCACCTGTCAGTCTGGACTTAAACTGATCAATAGTCCTGTCAGCTGTTCTTGGGGGATTTTGGTTGTTAATTGCCATTGGTCTTTTTCCTCTATTTTATCTGGGTTAGATCAAACTCTACCGATGACTTCTTCAAAGCTGACACCCGTGCGGGTGGCAACGAAGGTCAGACCAATGAAGTTAATCGACCTTGCGGGTTTGATGTAGATGTCCGCAATAAACTCATTGGAATCAATAACAGCAGGTGTGTTATTCGTTTCGTCGCAAACGACGACGAAATCTTGAATACCTCTCTTCGACTGAACATCGCGGAGGAATGGTTCAACAATGTTGATGAAATTCAATCTAGTGATTTCATCGTTGAACTCGAACAGGATGTCCTTGGCAGCGGCAGCGATTGCCTTCTCAAGGTAGATGAACAGACGGCGAACATTGATTCTGTCGAATGCAGATGCTCTACCAAGTCCAGTCTTATCACCAAAGAGGATAATACCTGCGCCAGGTGAAACAACAATAGGGTTAATTCTATTGCTGTAGAGTTTGTCTCTGTGTACTCTGTTAGGAGTATATGCAAGTTTGACCGCATTCAGAATAGCGCCTCTTGCAGTACCACCAGGAGAGAACCAGGGGAAGTTGTTGATATCATTTCTAGCACATGTGCCAGCGATATCGCCATTCAGAGGTACATATCTGAACTGTTGGTTGAACCTGTCATACATGTACTTGTAACTACTATCGAATACAGCGTAAGAACTGGATGTGATAGGAGCGTAGAACTCGATCAGGTTATCGGTTACAGTGTCTGTGTCCAGCGTAAGGGATTCGCCGACAGCAGCAGGACTCAGGAAGCAACCTCTCCAGGGGGAGATGAATGCAACTGCATCCTTTCTAAACTCAGCAACCTCAATAAGTTTGTTAGCAAGTGCCATGGTTTCAAACTTACCATGGTTTGCGGAACCTTGCAGAAGGAAATCAATATCGATTTCATCTGGGTTCTTGAGAAGATCGTAACCTTGGGATAATGAACCGATGTCGATATTCAGAGCGTTAGAAGCAGTTACAGTGGCGATACCATTGTAGTTAGTGCCGTTAGCGATAGTGCCCTGATAGTTACCAACAGAACTGAAGGTTACATCCTTAACATCTTGGTCCCAACCACCATCTCCAAATACATCCCATCCGTCAGAATCGAAACCAGTGGTAGTGATACCAGAGGGAGCAGAACCAGCGAAGAGATTATCAGAACCAACTTCGATTACCTTTCTCCAGTAAGATGCTGTACCAGCAGAGAACTGTGCATCTCTACCTTTAGAAAGATTGAAGTGTTTCTCAAGGATTGTTCCAGCGTTGCCTGTAAGGGAACCGCTATCGTCGAAGACCAAAACATGAACTTCGTCGAATCTGGAGTTTCTAGCAGCGGCGTAGGAAGAGGTTCCAGGTTTCTCAGCGAAAGTGTTCCAAGCAAGAACCGAACCGTTGTTCAGAGTAATGCTTTGGTTATCGAACCAATCCTTAGCACCAGTGTAGGAAACTGTTGGAGTGTAGTTGGTTACCAGACCAGCAACTGTCTTACCATAGTGGGAAGAAGTGAAGGTGTGGATACCGAGAGCACCAGTCTCACTGAACTGATAAATGCTCTTTGCTTTGTAATCGACTGCGGTTTCTGTGCCAGCAGCGGATACATGAGAGACTAGTTTGACAGTTACCTGACCAGCACCAATTTCGGTAATCTGACCTTTGAAGTATCCATCGAGCAGAGAAGTTGCACCAGCACCAGCAACGACTGTTCCAGCAGGAACTGCCTGAGTGATACCGTAACCAACTCTCAGGTCGATAGCAGCAACTGGGTTAACGGTAGAACCGTAACCAAGAACTGCGGTAGTATCGATACCAGTAATGATCTGGTCACCCAGTCCATCAATGGTGGCAACTGTAATTCCGTTAGACCAAGAACCAGGGTTCTTAGCAGCATAGACAACACCAGTGATGGTGTTTTCGTTATAACCCAGGTTTACATAGTCTTCTGGGCTCTTAATCTTGACGCTGGCAGCAGCACCAATAAAACCGTTCTTAAGTTCTTCGTCATCAGCTCTGACGACTCTCATTACGCCGCCGTAAGCGAGGTATGAGGAAGCGGTGTACCAATACTCGTAGTGGTTGTCCTTGGGATACGGTTGACCGAAAGTATCCAAAAGGTCAGCTTCGGTCTCAATAAGTTCGGGTGTCTCTACTGGACCTTTTGCGAAAGGAGCAACCAGACCACCAGTCAGTGTCGATGTTGCATCGACTCTTCCGTTGGTAAGATCAACTTCCCTTACATTAATTCCAGGAGATGCTAAATTGAGCGGCATCTGTAACTCCTTGTAGAATCCAATAATCTAGAAATATTTAGGGTTAGGGGTATTTTCAGGGGGGAAACACTGCATGAACAACCTACCAGTCTGGGTATTCCCATTGTGTGGATCTTCCAGCTTTTCTTGTATTGAGTATCCGTTTTTTTGTGCATTCTTTGCACTCATATGAGTACGCCGATGGACCGCTAGTTTTTCTTATTTTATAGAAGTCTGAGACAAGTTCTTTTGTCTTGAGACAAGATCTACACTTTCTTTCTTTAAAGATGTAATGTTCTAGATCAAACTCATCCCCAAAGTCCATCAGTAATACTCCCACATAAAAGATCTATCACCATACTCATCTGTTTTCCATCTAGTTCCATCAGAGTCAACAAACTCTTCATCATCCTCAACACCGTTTAGAATAAACCCGAAGGGTGCCATGTCTTGTTCAATCTGATTCTTTTGCTCTTCATAGATTCTCTTACGAACATCATTGTCCGTCATCTCTCGGAAGTAATCTTGAGCGACCAACCATGCGAAGATAACCAGACACATTGCAAGGTCATCATGACATCCGTCTTCTGCCTCCCACGATTGTTTCTTCTGTACAAAGGTAGTTAACTCAGCAATAATATCATAGTCATTAGTAAATAGTTTGTCCTCTTCAATCAATGCCTTTAGGTTAGAACATCCAGTCTTCTTAACTGCCTGAGTCATCCTGACTCCCATCTGTGTTTTCTTACCAGAGAACCCAGACCCAACAATTTGACCTGCTCTACCTCTCATAGAACACATCAGCATATTTTCATACTCTAGATCATATTGCAAGATACTAGCAACCTGCTCGCCGATATCATTAACTTCGACTAATACATATGCTTCGTTATATGCCTTTGCCATATCCAAGATAATACTTGGGAACAGCATAGGTTTGATCTCATTGTTTTTATATCTTGCTACAGTTTTGTATGGAAAGGTAGTAATATCAAAAACTACAAATGCACTGTAGTCATGATCAATACCTCTAGCAGTATCGACTGTGATAATATAATTTTTTTCCTTCTCTGGTTCTTCATATACTACAAGACCCTTACCATTGTTTTTGATTGGATCTTCAAAAACAAGATTGCGTAATTTAGAAACACTAATGAGAGTATCAACAGATCCAAGGAATTCGCACTCGAACTCAACTTTGAACTGCTGTTCAGATGTGTTGGCAACAGTTTGTGCTTTCCATGCAGCATCCCTACCAGGTACTTCGGACCAGTGAACTTCCGTTGCAGTATATTCGTTCTTACCTCTTTGTGCGTCGTGCCAATATCTATAGAAATGGTTCATCCCGTGAGGGGTAGAAACCATAATTACTTTCGTTGTTTTACCAGAAGTAATAGTAGGATAAACAGAACTAAAGAATTGCTCTGCAATATGGTTTGGAACGAACGCAAACTCATCGAGGAAGATGATGTTAAACGACATACCTCGGACAGCAGACGCAGATGTAGAAGCTGCCAATATCTTACTGCCATTCTCTAACTCGATAGAACCTTTATTCCAGGATATAATACCCTGCTGCATCCACTTTGGCAAGTTTTCGTATGCAGTTGCTAACCTTCCTAACAATTCTCTAGCAGTCGCTGCTTTGTTGGCAAGAATACCTACATTAACACTGTCATTAAACACAATATAATGCAAGAGGTAAGATACACATGTAGTAGACTTACCAGTCTGTCTGGGCATCTTACAGATGTTAAATCGTTTCTCGTGGAAGTTTCTAATTAACTTCTCCTGAAAGTCCCACATCTTGAAAGGTACAAGACCTTCATCAAGAGAAACGATCTTTACATAGTTTTTGGCAAAATATACTGGATCTTTCTTACACCTCAAATACTCCTCAACATCCTCTTTTGTAAAGTTTATTGGGGTATTTGCTCTTTTTAGATTAGGATTACCAAGGTAGATATCTTCTGGCATATCACTCCTTCATTTCGTCAGTAGCCATCTTTAATATGTATGCAACATAATACAAAACCCCCGCCAAAAATATGACGAGGGATATAATTACGCTCCATGTAGGATCGTTTAAGTTCTCCAATGGTCGAAGGACAAGATTCATAATTTGTCTTCTAGTTCTTTCATCATCGACTTTCTTTCGTCGATCTTACCATCTATATATCCTGCTCTATACTCCCATGTCTGCCCACCATCTTGTCCTTTCATAGGATTGATGCAACGATGGTCTCCCAACTTATTGCATACCAGACTTGCTAGATCTGTTTCACTACCAGTGTTACCAGTACCACCCCAGATATGTTGCCCATTAATCCAGATAGCACCGCACTTCTCACATTCTTTACGCTCAAGTTTGAGGTCTGAAAATTCGTTGTCAGACATGTTCGTTTTCCCTCCTAATAATTCCTAGTTGTTTTTCTAGTTTCTTCCGCATGAAGTACATCCTCACTTGGATAATGGCATACCTGACTGATAAGTCAGCATAGTGTACTAACCGCATTGTAGACTCGTATCCACCAATAGCAACCAATCCAATAAAGATCGCAACGCAGATGTAGAAACCTAGCATATGGAGTATCACTCTGATACCATTATAGGTCTATTTAGAGATTTGTCAGGTAGGATTTAATACTCAATCAGCATTTCCACTTACGGAGAGCAAGTGCTTTACGAGTGGGGCGACCCTTCTCGTCTTTCATAGGTCCTTTCATGCCACCCATGCGGGCACAGAAAGATCTTTTACGAGGACCACCTTCGGGTTGTGGTGCCTTCAGATCTGAACCAGGATTCTCGCGCTCATAGGACTTACGACCTTTTTCGTTTAGACCGCCAGAAGGATTCTTTCCTTCCTTACGCTGCCATGCAGACTCACTAACAGAAAACTCCTCTTTTCTACTATTATCCAATCTAATGACTTTATCGCCCAGTCTATGAGAAATACCCGTTCCTCCAGTCTCAGCTTTTTTTCTGGGACCTTTATGGAGTGGATTTTTGATATCTAGGTTGGGATGACCAATATATCCGTCACCAGGTTTACCCCCTAAAACTTCATCTAGTTTCTTCTTCTCAGGAAGATCGTCGTGCTTAGTAGATGCAAAGTCCTTCACATCTTTTTTCTTCATGGTCCTGGCAAGTTTTTTCACTTGCTCAGATGGATTATCCATCTCGCCTTTTTGAGCAGCACGAACCATGCCCATCAGTCTCTGCTGAGACTTACTTTTTGCCTCTTCGGCAAACTGATGATATGATCTACCCATTTTTACTGAGTCTTTTTTTATTATTTATCTTTGCTTTGCAAATTTTCATGTGGGAAAGAACCAACTGCTCTAGAGTTGGTGATTCGTGCCCGCAGTACGGGCACTTATGAATCCTTCTTTCCACGACTACATCATGGCAATGATGGTAATGCGGGACCCGTGGTACTAGGAGGTGCTGGTACTGCTACATCAGTTATATCTGGTACTGCAGAATCTAACATTCCAGGAAGAGCTCCAGCGATTGCCTCTGTTGCTGCTGCAGCGATCTTCTCCTTAGCAGATTCAATCAGTGCATCTTTTTGGAAATAAACATAGGCACCACCACCGATGATGCTAGCAGTGCCCAAGAAAGAGAGGACTGCGAGTGTGTTAATAATTTTTTGCATGATTACATTTTGTAAGTGTCGTCTGTGGTAATCTTAAGCGGTGCTTGTTCAACCTTAATAGTTTGAACTGGACCAGTAGATTTTGCAGCCTCGATCAGTTTTTCTAAGTCTGCTTTAGTGATACCACCAGCAGCACCAGCAGCGTTCGCACCATTCATTTTCATAGTACCGTCACCTGATTTTTTAGCCGTTTGAACCCCGAAGGTAGCTAAAACCCCAGTAAAGACGCTGGCTATGAAAGTCGGATCGAGATCTTGTTCAGGGAACTGAAGTGCTTTAGGAAGATCTACATATGCTAAGGTCAAGATACCACCAGACCATACTAAAATTCCTAACCTTACGAATGTAGACAAGATTGCTAATTGCTCTTCCTTGTCTTCAGATGCCTCTTTCAGTTTACCGAAGATACCCTTCTTTTTGGGTTCCTCTTTAGTAACTTCTTCGGACATTCGTAAAAAGCGTGGCAGCTTTATTTAGCGTTTGCCACCTCCCATCTCCTTAAGCATCTTTTGTAGTTCTGCTGTAGACCCTACAAACATAGCGTTGTTAGTTACATGAGAAGGACCAGATTTTTCTTCATCAATATCTTTAATCTTCTTCTGCAAGTCGATCAATTTCTCTGCATTATCAGCAACAGTTTTTAACAACTGACCAGCAACTTCATATGCTCTAGGAGAACTTGTCTCCTCTGCTAACTCCATAATACCATTAAGAGTTTCTTGCCCCTTTTCGATGAGGGAATATAAGTTTGCTCTAGTATAATCGTAGTCTTTTTCCACATCGTCCTTGGTAAGACGCTCTGGTTTTGTCTTCTCAACAGGAGTTACATCTACGATTTCGCTAGAAGTATTCAGTGCCTTATCGATTTTCTTACTGCTCATACATCAGTACCTCTGGTAGGACTATAATTCTTGGAATCGTAGAGCATTTCTGTAGTCTCCGTAAACCCAAAGTCGTCGCCAGGATCGGCGTTGATTGGGTCTGGAACAACAGTGTAACGCATCTCTCTCTTCGCAGTTGCCCTGTCGGTATCTGCATAGTAATCGACCTGAACCTTGCGAATGAGACCGTCGGTGCTCTCCGCAATAGGACCGAACAGGTAGGTCTTTGCTGTAAAATTGAGAGTATATGTTAGAACCCTTCTTGTAGAAAAGTCTCCTTCATATTCATCGGTAAATGAAATATTGTCTAGTACGACAGGGATATCTCTCTTCTCCCCGATAGATTCAACCAGGTCTAGAGAAACATTAAAGGATGGTTGGAAGAAAGGAAGAATTTGTTCAACAATTTGAAGAGCGTCTTCATTCAACTTTGTAAGAATGTTTAACTCAAAGTTGACATTATATGGTACGGGCAAGAATACTTTCTTTACATTGTCACCATCGACTGCCTTAAACGACCTGGTAACACTAGTTTTTCTTGCTGGATCATATTGCAATCCTGTCATCTCAAATGACATTCTAGGCAGAGTGATTGCAACTGCCTTTGCTAACTCTTGCTGTTGTCTAATTTTTGCAAGGAACTTAGATCTTGGTCCATATGCCAATGGCACCTTTGTATCACTGATTACGCCACCCTGTCTATCCTCATGTTGGATGTGGATGTCATTAAACAAAGTTCCGAAAGCAACAACTGTCTTTCTAAGAACTTCGTGATAAAAATATGTACCTAACATCAGAATGTACCAAAGGGATTAGTTTCAGTGAAATCTAAAAGATTATCTGCCTCTGCTTCTATTTCCTCATTAGAGAAATAATCATCAGCAAATGGTGCAGTATCGTTGTCAGAATATGAGAAGACTTGATATCTAGCAGAAGATGCTGTGCCAGTAATGAATTCACCAGGCAAGAATGCACCAGTATTTATTGATATCTGCAGTTGCCTATTGGCAAGATCCCACTTCTTGACATAACCTTCCGTACCAGAAATAGATCCAACCACTCTCTCATTACCGAAGTATGTTCCTACTCCAGCATTCAATGGACCAGAGATTGTAACTGTCGGAGTACCTTCATATCCAGCACCAGCGTTGAGGATAAGAATGTTTTGGAGTTCGTCCCCATCCAATACTGCTCGTGCAGTTGCCTGAACCTGACCCGATTTAGTTCCTACAGTTGCACCAGTTGTGCCAATGCCAACATCAGATGGATGCTGTACGGTAATCGTTGGAGGACTTACATAGTTAAATCCAGGTTGTGTAATTCTAATAGATGTAATACCACTATTAGTAATGGATGCAGTTGCAGCAGCACCTGCTCCAGGACCACCGAATGTAAATGATGGTGGTTCCGTATATGCAAAACCAGGGTTACCAATTGCTAAGAAATCTACTGCCTGCAAGTTACCAATAGATGTGGTAAATGCAACCACAGCACCTAGGGCACTTGTAACGCCAGCAGGAGACCTTGAGACAGTTACAATAGGTGGAGAGGTATACCCGAAACCATCATCATTGAGGAAGACCTCTTGGAGAGCACCTGTGAGGGCGAATCCATCGACAACAGCAGTGGATGTAGATCCAATTCCTGCAACGGTAACTGTCGTGATATAACCTTCTTCTGATAGTCTGTCGTCGATTGCAGGGATATTTGTATCGATAATCTCGTCCTGAAGGCGGAAGAGTTCGCACTGCAATTCGTAAATATAATTTTTACCCAACTGATAGAATGGGTTCTCAAACTCTACATGCTTAATCTCAAAAAGTCTTTCACCTAGGGGGAACCAGATAAGATCTCCCTCCTTAGGTCTTGTAGAGAATATAATATCACCATCTTCTGCACCTTGTAAATTTGTAGAGTTGAAGATAAACGGTGCAATCAGATCTTCATATTTTTCTCTAGAAACTGTAAGTGTCAGCTCATTCTGCAGATTAATGCCAAATTTTGTCATGATATCACTGCCCTTGGCATAACCCTCATAATTGTTGAGGTATGCTTCCATGGCAAAGTTATCGTTGAACTTGGAAGACTCAACCTCTCCAAGAACATCATCTGTAGTAATTAATTTTCTAGGAATATAAACGATCTCTTGCCCAAACATCGAAAGATGTTCGTCGATCAGAGACTGAACTAGTCTCTGCTCATCAGGCGATCCGTGAAGAAAGAATGGATTTAAGGGCATTATCCTATCATGTCAAGGGGTGGAATTTCATAAGTAGAGAGCATCTTATCTTCGATCTGCTGCAACTCTTGCACAGCATCTTCGTAGATTTGTCTGCCATTTAATTCAATACCTCCAGGGAGTTTAACTCCTTGGAACTTGATGAGGTTTTGACCCCACTGCTTCTTAACCCTAGATGTAAAATATCTCTTAAGGAAAGAATCATTATAAACACCTGCATAGTTAGCAGGATCCATGATTCTGTAACATTCAATAATTACATATGTTCCTGATGCTGCGCTGGACCAATCAATGTCTAGGTATAATCTATTGTTTCTTTTGTTATATCTAACCTGCTTTGAGGTTGTGAGAAGAAAATCAATATCCTCAAGATATGTTTTAGTCATCGCATAGTTCATTAAACCTTGATATCCAAGATCAAATGCTAAGTCATTCAGGAATAACTGATATTTGATACTGAACATGCCACTGCTGACATTGCTATTGTCAAATGTATGAACCCTCTCGATACCCAGAACTGAATCTGGTACGGTCAGATAGTTTGTATTCTCTTCAAAACTCTGAACTTCACCACCACCAGAACTGGTCAAAGTTCCATCTGTGGGGAATGCAGAAGTTGGTGCAGTGAAATTGCTAGTGTATCTTTCTTTTGCTGTAATTCTTACATCATCATAAATTGCATCAGTGGATCTACCATCAAGATACTTTGGTCTGGAGTTCAAATACAAATATCTATCAGTACGATTTGGAATATTATTATCAATAACTTGATTAGAAGATGTACTGCTACTTTCAGTTCCGTTTAAGAAGAAGTGAATACTACCATCAGATGCTCTTCTAGTTACTGCGACATGAACCCAATTCTGAATAATTTGTCCAGTGGTATAAGACCCTAAACCAGTACCGTATGTAGAACTGTGAAGGGTATTGTCAGTATTATGCCATCTGAAATTAATAGTTCCGCTTTGGTTATCTACAAGCAGTCCGAAGATTCCGCTGGCGAAAGAAGCATTGGTCTTTGAAAATAAAGCACCACCACTGGGACTGCTGTCGATATAGATCCAGGTTTCAAAAGTCCACTCACCAGTAAAGTCATATGCAGCATTATGACCATAATAAAGATTCTGATTAGTAGTAAATCTACCAGCTTTTCCAAACTTTACTGGAGATGCTACGATGTCTGGAGAACCACCAAGAGTCGGAGTGTTTCCTACAGGAGAGTAATCTGTAAAGTCAGCATCAAAAGTATGTCTGACAATTACATCATCCCAGTTTGAATCCCCACTAATGGTAACAGTTCCTCCATCGCCTGTACTAGAAGTAGTGATACCAAGAGACTCACCACCACCCCTTGCTCTGCCTCTGCTGATGTCATTGTCGGTAAGTTTGTACTTTAAAAAAACTCTCTCAACACCGTCAAAGTGTCTTTCGTAGAATAACTGCAGGGAGTCATCCAAAGCATCATCTACTTGTTCATCGGCGACATTGATCTCCAAGACAGGATACCCAAGTTGCCTGAGGGCATAATCCTTGAGTTCCTGTCTAGTTGTTGGTTTAGCCATCAGAAGAATCCTCCATCGATCGAATCAGTCCAGGTTGGAATTCCATTTGCGTTCGTAGTGAGGACATAGTTTGATGTAGTGAGGAATCCTACTGTGCTAGCAGAACTTACCAGTCTTCCATCATTCTCAAAGTAACCAACGCCGTTAGGACCACTATATCCGATTCCGTTGATTCCACCCTGATCAGATCTGTAGTACAGACCATCACGGAAGGTGCCATAACCGATTACGCTCAGATTGTCTTGGACAGTTACCTGACCAGCAGCAGAGTCGAGAACCAGTTCGCCACTAAGAGTATTTATTTTAGTGTTAGAAGAACCAGCACCAATCGTAATACTGGAGATCGTAGATACACCAGTTACTTTCAGGTTGTTGGTGGTCGTTACACCAGAGATAAACAGGTTGCGACCGTTGACCTCATCGTATACAACATCGCCGATGATGTTCAGGTTACCAGCGATATAAACATCGCTCTCGAAAGTGGAGATTCCAACGAAGGTCGAAAGACCAGTTACCTTCAGGTTAGTGTTGGTGGTGTTGGTAGTAAATCCAGTTTCGATTCTGGCAGTTGTGATTGCGAAGTCAGTAGCAAGACCAGCGGTGATCTTGGCATCTTGAATGTCAGCATCGACAACATCTAAGCGATTAGCGGTTACTACACCAGCGGTTGCAACAATAGAAGAACCAATGCTGATCTGACCCTTATAGATGCCGTTATCGGAGAAGGTAACGATACCCAACATCTCCGAACCAGCGGCGGTGAGGATCAGTCTTGCGCCGTCGCCATTAGCAAACCGATCACCGTAGATTAACTTCAGAGTTTCATTATCTACAGTCATCACATCGCTGGCACCAAGACCAGTCTGGATGCTCAGGAAGTTGCTTCTGACTCTCAGTCTGCTAAAAGTTGCCTCAGAGTTGAAGTGCTCAATAGTGGTATGACCTCTATTGAAGAACTGCTCGCCATCAGCGTGCTGAATAGTCAGATCATCATCACTACCGATCTTGATCAGAACATTGTCTGGGAAGGTCAGCGTGCTGTTGATTCCGATTGGGGAATTGATCGTTGCAGATCCATCTCCAACAACTTGACCAACAGTGAAGTTGGTAACGAGACCAACTGCTGCTCTCAGAGTGTTGATACCAACGATATGCTCGAATGAAGCAATATCGGTTACTGTCAGACCTGCACCAACGGTGAGGTTAGACATGAATGTAGCAACACCAGTGATCTTGAGATCTTCCAGTAAGGTAGATCCAAGAACATCAACTCTTGCTCTAGGAGCGGCAGTAGCAATACCCAGCAACTGACCGTTGGTGAGGCGCATACCCTCAACAGCATCAGTGTTGAAGCGGATAGTACCGTCAGAACCAGAGTCATCGAGAGCGATGGAGGTGTCACCCTTCTGGAAAGCATCCAATTGGATGACCGTAGCAGTCAGGATACCCAGGACATTGACATCACCAGTGATGTTGATATCACCTGCACCAGCGGGGTCGATATTGATATCGCCTGTAGTGGACTCAATGTTGTTACCAGCAATTTGGATGTTACCAAATGTGCCGCTAGTAGGTGTGATTGTGCTGGCATCAGTCCCGTCAGTAATCTGGAGGGAAGACAGTGCCTGCAGACTGGTTACCTGCTGCGAGAATGCAACGGTGCCAGACTCTTGATCAACATAGAATGCATCACCGACTCTAAAGTCGCCCTTGTGGTCGATGCTGACGAAGGAGACATCACCGTTATTGGTCTCAGTAACCTCATTTGCCTGAATTGCCAGGTTGGGATCGTTGGAGAAATCTCCACCAGAACCAACATGGTTGAAGTTGAGAGCAAACAGTCTCAGAGTTACGCCATCGCCATCAGCAATGACGCCCTTCTGACCATACTCAACAGCACAACCAACGGAGCGCATGTCCGCACCGAACTCACTGTAATCAGCAAGGATAACCTTGGTTGCAGTTCCGATACCGCCACCAGATTGAGTGATGCGGATATCCTGGTTACGGATTACATTATCAGTTGTTGTGCTAATGCCATTTGAACCATTAAAGTTCAGCAGCAATGCAGTATCTTTATCGCCAGTCAGTTCGGCAGTAGGAGCAGTAAATGCTGCAGTGTACTTAGCAACACCGTATTCAACTCTGAAGTCATCGATCCAACCTGTTACCGAGTTGGATGTGCCATCGAAGTCAGCACCGATGACCAGACCCTTAGATGCACCGTAGTCAGTTGTATCAGAGGTCTTAATGCCTCTCTGAGTACCGTCAACGAACAGTCTAGTATTTGTACCCTCTCTAGCGAGTGCATAGTGCTTCCAGACGCCTGTAGCGATGCCTGCGCCAGAACCAGTGATAGCGGTGGTAGTACCAACGCGCATATCAACTTCGCCAGCAGCACGGAAGGCAAGACTAATACCTTCAGCATCCGTACCATCAGTTCTTAAGTCGAAGAGAGTTGCGCTGCTCAGACCAGTTGTATTTGCGTATGCCCAGAATTCAATCGTGAAGTCTGTATTGGTGCCGAAACCTAGATCACCGCTAGAAGGAACGCTGATAGAATCATTTGTTCCATCGAGAGCGAGTGACGCGCTACCAAACTTCTTAACTGCAGTATCTAACTGAGCGTTGCCATTGAAGGTAACTGCCTTAGCAGATCTCGCGTTGAGAACTTCAAAACCAGTTTGCTTACCAGTTACACCAAGATATGTTCCATCATACGATGCAACAACAGCAGTCGCAACACCAGTAGTTCCGTCAGTATCGAAGACGGTAATCGTGTTTCCTACACCAACAGTTGTGATGCCAGTCAATCTCAGTCTGGTTTCACCAGCAGATGACAGACCAACTGTTCCAGATGTACCTTTGATCGCCTCAGAAGCGAAGTAGGAGAAGCAGTTCAGATACTCAATACGAGCACCGTTGGTCATCTCCAGACCTTTACCGCCAGGAACGATGAAGGTACATTCGTTGAATAAGAATCCTGCCTCAAGAGATCCTGATGCTACCTCAGAACCATCAACAAAGGCACCACCACCAGAGATGTAAGAAGATGGTGGAGAATCTGCAGATCCATATCCATATGGATCGCTAGCAGTAATATTGCTACCTTTGTTGAATACTGTTACACGCTGGACATAAGGAGATCTAGATGTGATCGCAATGCCAGGAGCATAACGGAACGCCCAACCTTGGTTACCAGCAGTATCGAAGTATTGACCAGCAATAGTGACATCTTCAACGACTGATCTGTCGTTCATCAAGAAGCAGTCCTTCTGCCTGGTGGCAGTAGTAGGCATGATCTTGGTGGCACGGAGACCAGCACCCTTGACTGTCAGACCAGCTGGAACAGTCAGTGGGAAGGTTTCTTCATAAACACCAGCAGCGATGTTCAGAACATCATTAACACCGATGTTGGAGATCTGCGACAGAGCGTATGCAATCGTCCTGTAAGGTCTCTCTGGTGTTCTGCCGCGAGAGGCATCACCATCGTCAACACCATTGGTAGAAACATACCATGTATCAAGTTTGGCATTGATAGTAGCAATACCGATCTGAGCAGGTTCACGCCAAGTGACTGTTCCTGCAGGATCAGTGCTCAGGATATGCTGAGTGTTCAGACCAACAACACCAGTGGAGTCATACAGCGAGGTGATGAAACCAGAGGTAATAAATGCGGAGGTGGCAATACCGACCTGAGTTACCAGGTTAGTAATCGCAAAGTCAGTAGCAAGACCAGCAGTGATCTTAGCGTCTTCAATGTCAGCGTTGGTGAAGTCAACATTAACGATTGTGGCAGCAGTACCAACGATATCGGTAATGATACCAGCAGTAATCTTGACATCTCTAGCATCCAGGGTCTCAATATCGACCGTGGTGATGGTGGCATAAGTGCCAACCTGAGATGTGATAATGCCAGCAGTGATCTTGGCATTAACAATGTCACCTTCAGTGACATCGATGGTTGTAATCGTAGCAGCAGTACCAACAATATCGGTAACCGCAATGCCAGTAATGTTTACATTGAGAGCATCAAGATTCTCAACATCAATTGTTGTGATTGTGGCATAAGTGCCAACCAGTGATGTTACAACACCAGCGGTGATCTTTGCGTTAACAATGTCACCTTCTGTAGCATCAATCGTTGTGATAGTTGCTGCAGTACCGACGATATCAGTAATGATACCAGCAGTGATCTTGACATCTCTGAGATCAGCAGTCTCAGTGTCAAATGTAGTGATCGTAGCGTAGGTGCCAACCAGAGAGGTTACGACACCAGCAGTGATCTTAGCGTTGACGATATCACCTTCAGTGACATCAATCGTCGTGATGGTAGCAGCAGTACCAACAATGTCGGTAATGATTCCAGCAGTGATCTTGACATCTCTAGCATCGAGAGTCTCAATATCAACTGTATTGATAGTTGCATAGGTGCCTACCTGACTGGTGATAATACCAGCAGTGATCTTGGCATCCAGGATATCAGCAGCATCGAGGTGTGCGGTGCCATCGATGTAGATATCTCTCCACTCACGATCGGTAGTACCGATGTCCAGAGTGTCATCACTGACAGGAGTGAACTTGAGATTAGACTCCCATGCCTCTCTAGGTTGGTCATATAGGAAGGTCTTGTCAGTCGTACCCTTAACAATGATACCGCCGTTGTCGGCTGTGGCATCAGCGTGGGAACCTGTAGAACTGAAACCAAGTTCAATGTTCTTATCGGTGATTTGAACAACCGTGCTTTGAACGAAACTCGTGGTTCCATTTACAGTCAGGTCGCCCATGACGGTCATAGCACCACCGACTCTGACATCATCTTGGAAGTCAGCGTCTTGGAAGGTTACATATGTACCGACAAGTGATGTAACCAGACCAGTGGTAACCTTGACATCAACAGCGTCAAGATTATTGATGTCTACCGTAGAAATGGTGGCATATGTGCCAACCATGCTAGTAACAACACCAGCGGTAATCTTGGCAAAGTAACCGTCGAAGTAGTTGGTGTCTACCGTGTTGATTGTAGCAGCAGTACCAACAATGTCGGTAATAATACCAGCAGTAATCTTGACATCTCTGAGGTCAGCGATCTCAGTATCAAATGTCGTGATTGTGGCGTAAGTACCAACATAACTGGTTACGACACCTGCCGTGATCTTCGCATACTCGATGTCTGCATCAGCGAAGTCAGCGTTCGTAATAGTCGCTGCAGCACCAGTCTGGTATGTAATAATACCAGTATAGATCTTAGCGTTGGTGATAGCAAAATCAGTTGCTAAACCAGCGGTTACCTTAATGTCCTCAACACCAATATCATTGATGTCAATTTGAGGAATTGTCGCAACACCAGAGACCGTGAGGTCGCCGTTTACAGCGAGAAGAGCATCTGGTGCAGTTGTGCCGATTCCAACCCAACCGTCACTGTTACCACTAATCCACTTAGTTCCGCCAGAACCAATGACTAACTGATTATCACCTTCAGTCTTAGCAGCTTCTTGCTGGAAACCAATGATGACATTGTTGTCACCAGATGTTGTCTGTCCAGAAGATTGACCAATAGAGATATTGTTGCTACCAGATGCATCAATACCAGAAGATGCACCAATGGCAATGTTATCGCTGCCCTCTACATTGTAAAGTGTATAAGCACCAATAGCGATGTTATCGCTTTGACTTGTGGAGATACCTGCTCCCCACAGTGCCTGTTGACCAATGGCAATATTTCTTTCGTGATCTTCTCTACCAGTGGTAGTGAGAATACCTGCCTTAACTACAATGAAACCAAACGAACCAGTAAGACCCAGAGTAGGATCGTTGGAGACATAGATGGCATCATGCTTTGCAGTCAGAAGACCTACATTGTCAGTACCTTTTACAGTGAACTGAGTTCCTTGCAGTTTCTGTAAGAAACCTTCTGATGCTGTAGCAAAGTTGAAACTTAATCCACCAGTAACAGCACCGTTAACCGTAACCAGATCGGTCAGGTTGTTCAGAGCAATCGCAAAGTCACCATCACTAACATAAGTGGAGATGCCAGACTCTGTAGAACCATATACTCTATACGCATATGGTGGCGAATTGAGTGATGTAGCGTCAGAGAAGGAGATTCCGCTAGCTGTGCCAGTAGAACCAACAGAAATAATATTTTGAGAACCTAAATCTTGACCTGCCTTATCACCAATGTAGATGTTATAAGAACCCTCTGCCTGTTGACCAGCAAAGGCACCTAAGAAGATATTGGACTCTGCCTGTACCTGTCCACCAAGTTGGAAGGAACTGTTACCAATGGCGATATTTCTCTTGGTAAGAGAGGTCTGACCAACACCTTGACCAGAGAAGTTACCAATGAAAATACCCTGACGATCATTACCGTCGGTTTCGGGTTCGCCTGCCTCGCGACCAATTTTAATTAATTGGGTTCTGAAGTCAATATTGTCTTCAATCGTGGCAATACCAGTAACCGTAAGGTTTTTGGTAGTTGTAGCATGACTTACATTGACTTCAATAAAGTTGCCACTAGCACTGGTAATGGCATTGTCAAGGGTTACATTGACACCGAAGAAGTTAGTAACAACACCTGTTTGTACACGAGCAAGATTAATATCTGCATCGTTAGTTACATTCAGATCATATGCAGTAGCAATACCCGTGATGTTCCAATTTCGGGCATTTGCTTCATCATATGTGATGTCGCCAGTAACATTGAAGTTGCCACCAACAGTCAGGTCACCCTGTACTGTAGCACCAGAACCTACAGTAAGGTTTTGTGCAATATCAAATTTAGTTGCTCTTGCCTGGGAGTCTAAGACAAGAACTTTCGATGCTTCTGGCGTGCCAAAAGTTACTGGGTTTTCTGGGAATAGACTGGTGTAATATTCACCACCAATTGGAATTGGTGAGAAAGTTGGTCCACTAGGGTGACCAATGTATAGTTTCTTATATGACTTACCAGCACCTACATTAGTTTCGTCGTAGGTATAAATTAATTCACCAAAACTTACGCCTGTTCCTACTGGCGCGACATTAGGCGGTGATGTACCCCTAGTCCTTTTTAGGAGAATAATAGCGGCCATTAGAATTCACCTCCGTCAATAAGGGCGGCGGGCAATTGAGTTTGGGCGACGAATTTGGCAGTTGCGGAGTTATAAACCAGGAAGCTACCGTTGGTGAGGTTGGCGGCATCTACATCGGAAAGCAAAACTAACTTTCCGCCACCGCCCCCACCAAGTGCTCCACTGGCAATAACCTTTACCTGGCTACCAGTACCTACTCTTAAAGATGGCATTACCTTGTGACTCCTGCTCTGACTAGAACCATTCCTTCAACAACTTTATACTTCGTTCCAGTATTGTCAGTCAAAACTACATCATATACATACCGACCTGGTTTAATATCAGTTGTGAGAGACGAAGCGAGAGAGACCGTAATCTCCCCCTCCAAAGGACTTGATACTGTAGATGCAAAAGATACAGCGGTGCTGCTACCAGCCCACTTCCTGAATTGCGATGCTACACTAAAGTTTGAAAGATTCAGAACAGTGTTGTTATCATTATCACCTAGTGAAAATAAATGTTCAAAGTCTACGCCTGTCTCAATCTGCAAATTAGCAACATAAACTGCCATCTTTTACAGTCGATTATCCTATAAGGTATTTAGTCGCCTTATTTCCTGTAGCAATGCAAGGGTTAGATTGGTCAAATTATCAACCTTTCCACTAAGATTTTCTATTTGTAGTTTTAATTTGTTATATTCACTCTCTGTTTGCTGAACAGATGCTTCGCTTACATCGTCACCAAAATGATACCTCAGAAATTCACTATGGGGATCTCTCATAATTTGTCTGCAATGTGTGCCAATAAATTTTTGATCTCGGAAATGTCTTTCTTCATTCCCTCAATCTCTTCTCTTTCTTGTTTTCTTTTCTTTTTTGCTGTTAGATAAGCATGGTAAGCGGAGCTATCATCATTGACGATAGCCCCTGTTGCTTCATCACGGTAGAGACCATCTTTGCCTGCTACCTTTATGTATCTCTCGTCCATTATGCAAGTGCGACTGCTCTGATGTTCTTAATAACAGGTGGTCTTGCCTGATTTTCACCACTCATTACAATCTTGATGAGGAAACCACTGAATGGTTCAATATCGTTGATTGTATATTGATACTCTCTATAAGAAGTATCTGGTGCAATAAACTTATCAGGATGACCATCGTTATTGGATGGGTCGATAGGTACATCACCAAATCCATCACCATCAGTATCAATCATGTTATCGTATCCAGGGAACAACTCGAATGTTGGATCTTCTTCGCTGGAGTCTGGTCTGATAACACCGTACAGAACTCTAAAGTCTGAACCAGGTGGTCTTACAGCATCAACAACAACTCTTAGAGAGGTTGCAGGTTGCTTCAGACTGATTACCTTAGAGAGATAGTAAGATGCGTGTGGATCTCTAACAACTGCCTTTGCTCTAGCATCGGTAGCGTAGTTATCAATAGGATCGTTGATTCTGTAAGAATACAACTGCATCGACATACTATCTAGGCACAACATTGGAGAGTTAAAGAAATCTCCATTATTGTTGAAAGTCAATCTTGCGTTGATGGACTTATTCCTAAAGAGACTACCAAGTTGATTTGTCTCATTAATTTCAGAACAAATCATTCTGGTTTCTTCTAAAGTAGTTTGCTCATTCAGCAAGAAACTTTCATAACCAAGATCAACGAACGATGACTCATTACCATCAACACTGGTTCCTGTAACAGTTCTAACAACGAAATCAACACTATCATCAACACCAGATGCGGTGACATCAATTAGAGGTCTAATCGCATTAAACTGGAGATTCTTGGATGCAACCACTTCAGAACCACCCATATGAGCATTGTTCGTGAAGGAAAGTTGTGGGAAATTCAGAGTAGTGTTGTCAGTTGCTCTACCCTCTCTATCAATCTTGATCAGGTAGCTGTCCATCTGCTTATCCAAGTTTTCAACATCATGAGTTGTGTTGATCTTGGTCAGAGATACGCCGTTCGCTTCATACTTCTGGATTCTAGAACCATTGGTGTGGTTAATTGCAGCAGTGTTGTTCGTGCCGCGTACAATGCCACCGAGGGTGTTAATACCAACGCTGGTGTAAGATACGATCTCATTATTGATAATTGCAAATCCAGTATTGGCAGCACTCACCAATACACCTTCAAATCTATCAAATCCAGTAGTGCTAGCGACAGAGATTGTTGTTGTAGATGATGTAACATCTGTAGAGACTTCGGTAGGAAGCGCATCAGATTCAACACCAGTGATTTCAACTTTATTGCCGAAACCATACATGCCGTGGTTGTAAGAGGATACCCTGGCATATTCGCCAGTAAACTCAGAACCAGTTGCATCGTAACTGAGTAAATCAAGAGTAGTGTCGATAACAGACCCACTGTCATGGGTATATGTCAGATCACCACCAGCAGTAAACTCCTGTGCCTGAATATCTGTCAGGTAAAGAGTGTCAACTCCAGCAATAGTGTTAATACCGATTCTGGCACCAACTCCACTACCACCCATGTCAGCAGTTACAAGACCGACAACATCGCCGACTTTATATCCACTACCAGAAGAAGCGATAGATACCGCACTAATAGCAGAGACACCCATACCAACAGTGACATTAAGAGTCAGACCACTGCCTCTACCAGTAATGTTAAATGTCTGAACAGCACCTGTAGCATTTCCATAATTCAGACCACCCGTATTGATTCCAGGAACTCCAGTTGCAGGACCACCCTTATCTTCAATAATACCAGATCTGAATGACTGAGTTGCGTCACCAACCTTTCTACCAGGAACAAATACTGTTCCAATTAAACCAGCAGTTTGTGTAGTGGTAAATCCAATAGTTGCCTTCTTAGGAAGAACTTCGATGGGATTTTTGTTCAGATGAGGTAAGAGGTTATTGGTAGAATTAAGAGGTGGATTCTGCAGAGTAACTACGCCAGGTTCTGTAACAAATTTTGCTCTGTTAATTTTGAATGTAAGATCTTCAAACTGGCATGGTGTCCAAGTTGTAGCATTCTGAGACTTAAACAGAGATCCAACAGCAAACTGTTGATTGTATACAGTACCAACTGCGTTGGGTAGACTTTGGGTATTGATTGTGGTCTCACCCATTCTTGCAATCCACGCTTCATAAGTATCCGTACCAGAACCAAGGACAAAGCAGTATTCTTTGTCTGGTTCTAAGTAAACAGGAGATTTGAATGTGAATCTAGTAGCAACAGACGCATCAGTAGAAGGTGTAATTTCACTTGCCTGTAAATCGACCCTAGCGTCAGGATTAAGCATCTGACCCGTTGGTGTACCCAACTCTACATCTCTAATCTCAATGAACGCAGTATCAACTGCATTAATAAGACGAGACGCAAAGTAGATATCGATAGATGTTACATATGCACCAAACCTATCTGTTCTGAATGTTTGTGCCAATGGATCTCCACCGCCCCCACGCTGCCGTCTTCTAGGACGGCGACGACGACGAGGAACTCTCTGAACAATAGTTCTAGTTCTATCAATGACTCTAGTTCTATTGATGATAACTGGCGGTGGCGGTGGTGGAGGTGGTGGTGGTCTCCTGTTTACCAATGTAATATTGACATCTCTTACAACTGTAGTAGTTGCAATAGTCGTCACACTAATATCTGTCTGAATCTGTCTTGTAGTACCTACTGCAGTGAATGTTGCAGATCCACTAGTAATAGCTGTACTGCCTCTCAGTCCAGATGCATTTGTAGAACTAGAAGTAATCTTAACTTCTCTCTCACCAGATCTAACTCTTGCAACAGGTGTTGGAGATTCATTTGGATTTCTAATCCAGATAGAACCAATTAAATCGCCATAGTTGTCTGAGAATAGACCATATGTACCAATGGTTGCCTGGGCACCACTAGTTTCTCCAAAGATCTCAGTACCAGGAATAAGGAATCCAAAGAAGTCGCCTTGTGCCTGCTGAGCTAAAGCTTGGGTATCTATATTTAAAATAGTAGATCCCTGACTGTATCCTGTTGGCAGTGCAGTTTGAGTAGCGTTTACTGGATCAACCTCAAATGTCCGTGTAGGAGCGTTGAATGGACCCGCCTTATGATCTGGTCTACACAACCTAAAACGCATGACTGCGCTTGTATTGGATGTTCTAATGGTCTCTCCTACTTGGAATGCACCGTTAACATTTGCAATAGGAAGTAGTTTGGGGAATACATCTAAGTTTCCGACATCATCAAAGAAACAGAAGTATTCTGAATTTGGTCTAAGACCACTTACATTAAACTCAATGTTTCTAGATCTTAAGAATGGATCAAAGGTTTCTTCTCTGATGTAAGTATTTCTAGACTCAATGTCATCTCTTCTAGTTGAGGATGTTTCTGTTGTGGTAGATCTAAGTTCATCTTGACCAAAACCGCCGTCTACAGTGTTGGTGCTTACTCTAGTGTCAAAGACCGTAATCGGAATCTCTTGTGTAGTAAGGGTTTCAGATCTCTCTGTATGGATCCAGTTGTCACTCGTAGGTGTAAGTTTTACATTACCGACATAGTTCCAAACCAGATAAGGGTTGAGGTTTTCTACTCTTGTGGCAAAATTTTGCTCAACGAAAGTATCCTCTTCATAATTAAGGGTAACCATTCTACCAGTCTTTCTGGTATTAGGATCCAGTAGAGCAAAGTCTTGACTAAAATCTAACTGAGATGGTGTAAGATTAGACTCTGGAACAATCTGTAAGTCAAGAGACTCTAAGTGCGAGAGAGGTGTAATCGTTCCTCTATCAGTATTAACATCAATTGGGGAAGATACCTGAATGAAATTTTTATTCTTCAGAGGATCTGCAAAGAAACCTGTCTTAAATCTATCAAGACCATCAGCATCCTTAATTTGCAGTGTTTCTGCTTTTTGCTCTAAGAAAGAAAGATTTGTTACCTGCTCAAGGTTTTCTACCCTATCTTCAATCTTGCCAATATCTCGCATCGTATAACGCTTGTTATCGACGAGATAAACGCTGACATCATCTACATTATAAAGATATGGTGGCAGGGCAAGAACCGCAATAGTCATTGCACTTTGTTCATCATCAGGTGCCTTGGGCAATTTAGATGGCACACCCTGAATGACTTGCATTGTACCGTCGGTACGCAGCACAAGTTTATCAACTCTACCATAGTAGTTTTGATAACCAAACTGCATGGATTCGTCTGGAGAGACTAATCTGCTAGGAAGACCTGTAAATGTTCTATTCTTATAGTAGAAAGGAGAGTATGCAGCTGCAGATGGCACAAACTCAGATACTCTTGGTCTAAAGTCTAAGATGTCAGAGACTCTCTTTCCTCTTCTACCAATTCTTGGAATTCTGTTCTTATAAAGTTCTTCATCATAACTGTTTACTGTAAATACATCACCAGTATCAGTTGATGGAACTTCATATCTGTCGAGAACTACCAGCAATCTCTTTGATGGTACATATCCATTATTAAGTCTCTTAAGTCTAGAGTAATCGGCATACTGCTCTTTTTGCCCCTGACCCAATATAAATGCATCGGTAAGATCTTTGTACTTACCAGGACTTACATTTTGCAATTGTGCGGTAGAATTAGAAGACTTAAATCTCAGATTTTCTAAAACTTGGAACTTAGTAGTTGTCTGATATACAACACTGATCGTATATCCAATCGAATCAATTTCAACTACTCTTGCTAGAGAGTTAGAAGTTTCGCCAACGATAGTCTCTCCAACAATAGCGTCAGTAAAAATACTATCAGTAGATGTAAATACTAATTTATCGAGAATAGGGTCATTTTCATCCAGAGATTCAAATACGCCTACGATGTTTACAACATCAGGATAGTTGAGGCAAATCTCTTGATCTTGTACCGAAAGACCATAATATGGAGTGTGGATCAGACCATCTTCTTTAGTAGAGTTTGCAGTTAGACCAGAACCAACATTGTTGGAATAGAGGACTTTTACAATCTCGGACTTCTTAAATTCCTTTACCTTGTTCTTGACATTGGTCTTTTGTACAGTAACATTGACCTTCATGTTAGTCTGACTAGCATTGAGGTTATTAATTGTTACCGTGTTTGCAGTTACCTCAACCTGTGAACCATCAATAGATGCAATGGTTCCATTAGAGTATTGGACTTGATATCTTTCCTGATCAAAAGCAACAAATGCAACATCCGTTAGAGATACAGAACTGACATTGATTACGAGAACACCATCACTATCAGTGCTTTCTCCAGTAATCTGCTCAGTAAGCAGCAATGTAGAATCTGTGAAATCAATATTGGAGATATGTCTAGTGGGCAGGTCAAGATACAGACCAGGACGGGAATCGTCTACGATTTGACCACCAAGACGGAAAGTGCCAGTATATGCACTTCCAACAGGCAATCCACCGTCATAAAGGTTGCTGACATCTTGCATTGCGCCGACGGTCATTGTAACGCCGTCTGCAGCTACCTGATCAACAACATTTTGACTGATGACACTTCTTGTGGGGTCATTATATCGAATGACATCACCAGGTTTAAATCTTTCAAATGTTCTACCAGCGCAAGATACTGCACCAGCAGTAGTAATAGTAATGTTATCTGAAGCAGTAAAGTTGAAAGGAATTTTATCAGATAATTCCTTCTTAGCATAAAATGTATTCGACTGCTGGAAAGCATCGATATCATCAAAACCAAAAGCAGTAATTTTCTCTACTGTTCTTGAGAGATTTTCTTCTCTACCATTGAAGACGAGTTGCTCTCCTCTAAGAAATCTTCCAGATGTTTGAGTAAGAGTGAGAGTGCTGCTACCTGCACCAGCAGAAATAGTGTAGCCGCTAGCGCCACTATCTTTGCCAACAACATAAGTGGATTCAATAACTTCTGAGGAGGAGACATTTTCGTTAATATCTAACTTAGTATATGTCTGAACATCATATAGGAACATATCCCATGATGTAGAATTATCCTCATACTTAGCATCTACAAGACCAAAGTTATAAACTTTAGCGTCACCAATTTTCTCACTAGAAACACCAACCTTATTGCCTGCTAATAAATCAATTGCATTTCTAAATGTAGTGATACCAGATACAGCATTGACTCTGACTCTGTTACCCATTGTGTATGGGAGACTTTCAGTAATCAGTTCGGAAGTCTCTCTTGGTTTGGGAACATCTACTACCTCACCAAGACTATCGTATCTATAACCCCTTACATATGCACTACCTGGAGAAACCTTGACACATCCAAGTTCTTCTGCAGGATTATTGCCTTGGATTGTAGATCCCTCTTCAAAGAAAAGACCGTTATTTCCAGCTCTGTCATTGAGACTATCCGCAAAAGTTACACGGAAAGGTTTGACTGTATAGTCTCCAGATTCTTCAAAAGTTCTCTTAGCAAGATAATCATTAATTAGATTGTATTGAGAATCTTTAATTTCAGACTCGACAAGACCACCTCTAACTCTGATGATTTCTACAAAGTCGGTATCATCAAAATCATCTAAATCTTTTTTAGATAAGACGAGATCTATCTTTAATCTATCTGCACCAGGAGCAGCAAAGTTAGAAAATCCTTTTGCGTTGTCGTAGAGAGTGGGATCTTCTTTTGCGTTTACTAAAGTTTCTACAACCTTCAGACCAACTCTATAATCGGGAGAGTTGTCGTATTGGTCTAAAATTAATGTTTGCTTATTTACATTTGCAAAGGTGCCACGAACAAAATATACACCACTTGAGACTGATACGGCAGATCCAGCAAAACACGCATCACTTGCAACTGTAGATGCAAATGTAGATCCAGAGTTAATAGTTGTATTGCCGTATGTAATAGACTCCTTTAAAGTCAGGAGTTCATTATCCTCAAAAAATGCAAACTCTCTACTAGGACCAGGTACAAGATATTTTACATAAATTGTAGGATTGGCACTAATAGATGTTGAACTGGTAATAAAGTTAATAACCTTTGCGGTAATACCAGAGTTCTGACCCTTAATCTCCTTACCGACTAATTGATCAAGATAAAGTTCAATGTCAGTTCCAAGGTGAGTGTCATCTAATCTGACAGCAAAGTAATCACCATCATATGTTACGCCACCAGGGATTACTACAGATCCCTCCTTGAACATGTGACTACCAAATTGCTCTACCTGATTTTGCAGGATAGACTGCAAGGTAGACAGTTCTCTAGCCTGAACTGGGAAACCAGGTTTGAATAAAACTTTGTAGTAATTACTGTCCCTATCATAATCGTCATAATAAGGACTGATGTTCAGGTTAGTCTGTTGTGGCATCTTCTTAGAACTCTAATACGATTTTGATGTCTTCCTTTTGTCTCTCGTTCCTCGTAATCGAGGGTCTGTTGTCAATGTAGATAATTTCACCGCTCCTCTTATTTATCTCCATATCCGCAAGACCATTGGTGAATTGTACACCTAGGTCCACAACTTTTCCTGTTGGAGTTGTAGTAGAGATGCCACTGAATGTCTGGTCAACATTGACACTGAAACCAGAAGCGGTAACAGCATCGCCCGTTGACTGGAATGAGAGGACTGGTGCTTGTGTTGCAACAGTAGTGCTATCAGTTTGATCATAGACAGATTGATTGAAGAACAAACTTCTGTCCTGATAGTATTTAATCACCTTGGTGCTGATATCATACGAGGCGACTGTTCCCCTCGCAGTACCAACACCAGAAATATTTTGCTCAATCCTAGATCCAATCTCTAGTGATTGAGATGTATTGCCTGTAAACTTAATGCCTTTCAGGGAAGAAAACTCAGAGGTCTGTAAGAAAATTGTTGAGGAAGATCCAATTGGACTTGGGTTTTTAATAATACCAACCTGAGAAAATACTGTATCATCAGCAAAGTCGTAGGAAGATGAGTCAAATCTTGTGTAGATTAGAACTTTGTCGGTTCCCAACTCCTTATAAAGATCAGATCCATGACCTTTTGCTGGCGGAATGATAGGAGTTAGTTTTGCAAACTTAGAAGCAGAAGCGTTGATAGAGGAAAGATCTACCCTACCAAAACTATATCCTTTACCTCCGTTAGTTACCTGAGCGGAGATGATCTGACCATTAGTGTTTGTTAGAATTCTAACTTTTGCTCCAGTGCCATCTCCAATAATGTCAACCTCAATTGGACTAGAAAGGAAACTATAACCTTCACCTGTTTCATCAATCGATACAACTTTAATTTGGTTGTCGTTAATGTCAGAGTCTCCGTTGTCTCTAACGACTTTGATGTCGTTGGAAATGCTAGTTGCCCAATCATTGGGAACAGCGACATATTCAGTAGAGTCGAATTTAACAATATCAGCAGGAGGAACTGTAAACAGATACTTCCACAGATAACCGTCACCAGAAACGCCTGCCGCTGCTGGTTCGAGGTCAGTGAATGTTGGTTCGTCCAGAGATGCGTTTGCTGAAGACGAGATGCCTGCAGACCCGTTGTCAATACAAATGTAAACTCTGAAGTCAGAATTCATTACATAGTAGTTTGCTGAATACAATCTACTGGAGTTAGATACCAGTGACCTATTCAAAACATTGTAATCATGACGGTACATATCATAAGATGTACCTTTTTTCCAGGATGTCTTTCTAATCAGTCTTCTAACATCACCAGGAAAAACCTTTCTACCAAACAGCATCGTATCATACAAATGATTTGTATAATTGATGCTATCTTCTGGAGATGGGGGTTGAACTGTTGTACTATTCCAAGTATCAGTCCGCCCAAATCCAGCGGCAGTGGGATTCGCCAGACTTAAGAAAGTGTAGTACGAGTTTGTACCAGTAGTTACATCCTCTACAAAATTATTAGCGTTAATAATTCTAAATTGGTCTGTTATAATAGCAGGCATTATTACAACTTTAAGAGGGCGGTTTTTTTGTATTTATAATGTTTTCTCAAGTGCTCCAGTGTTTCTCAGACCAACATTTCTTCTCTGAACCAGAGGATAGTTAGTAAGTTCTGGGTCAAAAGTAAGACCCTTAGTATTGAGAGAGACTGGATTCGATGCATCTCTAGCGAAGGATGAGAATTTACCCCAGGTAATCAAAGCAGCAGGATGTAATGTAGATCCAACACCCACAAGACCAGAAACATCGGTTCCAGAATGAATGTTGCATGTAATCACGCCAGTTCTAGAACTTCCGTCCCAAGAGATGCTGTGAATGTAGTAAACATTATTAATATAATGTGTACTGATAGCAACTACATCACTATCGTGAGTGTCAATACTGGTAATAATACCAGCAGCAGGTTCGACTCCAGATGTATATAGTTTGATAGGTTGACCCACACCTAAGTTCTGAACATAAGATGCATTGAAGTCATTGACCAATTCATTGGTATCTAACTGGAGAACGAGACCAAGATCTGTACCAATACCAGCAGATGTTGTGATACCAGTAACGAAACCAATGTATCCCTGAACTGCGGTATTAAGTGGAGGAACATCGTTGATCTGCTCAAAGTTTACACCTTTGGCAGCGGTAGTTCCAAAACCAACAGGAGCGATAGCAAACAGGTTGAAATCGTCTGTCAGTAAACCATCAATATCTCTAAACAGTGCAACACTGTCAACATTAATGGTTCCATCACCTGTAGTTACAACACCAATGATGTTGGCAACGGGGTTAATTTGTGGTTCCAGAGAATCTCTTGCTTTGGATACCAGCAGACCACCAAATACCTTGTCTGCCTTTTGCTTCTCCCAACGCAGGGGTTTGTAGTCATCGTTATTTACGCCAGCACCTTGATAGAAGGGAGTTTCCACAACAGATGCTGTAGTAATCGTTTGTACGATTCTCTTCTCTTGCTGGTCAAAGTTTGTAGTATCTTTGGTGTAAGTATTGTTCTCAACTTCAGGACTCTTAAAGAGTTCTAAGGTATCACCTTCCTTAATAACTTCATTGATGTCAAAGAGGAAACTGTCATCACCAATAGTTCCTCTGTAGAAGAAGATGAATACATCGTCTTGAGTAGATGGTGCTGTAGTGAACTGAATAGATGTACCACCTCTGAAAACATAGTGGACATCTGGGTCCTGCAGAACACCATTAACGAACACAAGGAGAACTGGACCAAGGTCAATCTCTCTAGAGTCTTGATCATTATTATCAATCTCAAAACTGACCAGTTGGTTTTGATAGTAGAGAGGATATCTTGTTCTGAATCCATCTTGGAAGGGTTTGATGTTGTCGATATAGTCAATGTTACCGAACTGCCATGCAGCGATATCATCGTTAAAGATATCTACAACTTCAATCTCAAATGGGATAAACAGGTCACCTGCGTCTGGATCTGTAGACAGACCAACTAGATTGAACTTATCACCAATCTTAAATCCATAACCAGGTTTAGACAGAGTAAATTTCTCAACTTCAAACAGTTCAAACTCTGGTCCAGAAGACAGACCAACAAAGTTTGTACTGATGCCCAAGATATCGACAGTTACCGAGCAACCGATACCTGATACTGTTGTGGATCCAATTCCAAGTCTGAAGTTACCTTCAATACTCAGATCCTTACCATTTGGTTCAGGAGAGGTGATAATAGCATCAGAGGTATAAAGACTACCAGCATGGTCAA